GGTCTGGACGTGACCCTCGCAGGGAACTGGCAGCAACTCGCCGAGGAATCACCGCTACAGAAGTACGTGGTCACCTCGCCCGAGGAATGTCTCGACAACGCCGACACCGCCGAGCTGTACCGGTCGGCGAAGGTCGGCATGAACCGCTACCGGCGCGAAGGCGAGTCGGCGGACGGCTGGGCGATCGGGCCAAGGGAGGTCGAGATGGCCGCCTGTGGGCTGCCGTTCATCCGCGACCCGCGGCCCGAAACCGACGAGCTGCTGCCGATGTTGCCGACCTTCAACTCGCCCGAAGAGGCCGGCGAGCAGCTGCGCTGGCTCCTCGCCCACGACGACGAGCGCCAAGCGCTCGCGCGCAAAGCCCGGGAAGCAATCGCCGACCGGACGTTCGACGCCCTCGCCGCGCGTCTGCTGCGGCTACTGGACAAGGAGTAGAAGCATGGCTCGTAGGGCTGGCCGGAACGGTCGCATCTACCTCGACGTGGCCGGCGGCGGCAACGCATCGCCGCTGCCGTTCGTCGCCAAGTGGAGCGTCAACTTCACGACGGACAAGTATGAAGTGACTGCCATGGGGGACTCGACCAAGATCTACGTCGCCGGGTTGGCGGACGCCCAGGGCGATTGGAGCGGCTTCGGGGACGACGCGACCGCGCAGAGCTACACCGCGGCGGTCGACGGCATCGCGCGGAAGTTCTACCTCTACTGGGACCTCACCAACACCCCGGGCCGGTACTTCTTCGGCACCATCTTCCCCGACCTGAAGGTCGACTCCGACGTCAACGGCGTCATCGCGATGAGCGCGAGTTGGAACGCCGCGACGTCCATCTTCGAGGTTGGCTGAGTGCTCTCCCTCACCATCAAAGGTCAGCGCGAGCTCCAGAAACTCGCCGAGGACCTGAGGCGGGCCAAGGGAACCCTTCGCCAGGAGCTGACCCGGGCATTCAAGGAAGCCGGGAAAGACACCCTGAGCCGGGTCAAACACAACGCGGAAACCATGTCGATCCGCGGCCGGCGCAAGGGTGGCCGACCCTTCCGCGAACACCGGGCCGGGAACAACATCCGCCGCCGCATCGCCCGCATCACCGAACTGGAAGTCTCCTCGTCCGCCGCGGACCCGCGAGTCAAGTTCATCGTGCGGACCGACCGGCTAGCCGACATCAAGGCCGAGTCATTGCCGTGGCATTTCGACTCCGGCAAGGTCTTCCGGCATCCGATCATGGGCAACCGGTCGGCGTGGGCTGGGCAAACCGGGCAGCCCTGGTTCTACAACGAGATCAAGAAAGACCGGGACATCTTCGTCGCCGAATGCGACAAAGCCATCGACCGGACGATCCAACAAATCGAGAAAGGCTAGCCACCCCTCATGGGCTACCTCGAGCTCGGCGACATCGACCGGAAGCGCTACGACGTTCCCGAGCGGGTGGAGTTCCTCCATCACCGCTTCGGGATGCGCTCCATCAAGGCGCTTCGTCGGTTCACCGGATACGAGTACGAGATGATGACCGAGCTTGCGGCTGGTGTGCCGAAGGTCGATCCCGAGACGAGCGAACAGGTCATGCGGGACGTGCTCGACCGGGAAGGTAACCCCGTCTACCAGGAAGACGGGGTTACGCCGAAGCGGGAACCGGTAATCATCCACGACGAGGACGCTCTCGCCGCGTTCATCTGGCTGATCCTGTGGGACGCCGGTCACCGTATCGAATGGGACATCTTCAACCCGCACTTCGACGGGCTCCGGCTGTCCCTCGGGGATGGCGAGGACGAGGAGTCGGGAAAAGCGCCGGAGGAGCCGTCGACCTCGGCGACGACCTGAGCGACCGCACCTACCAGCTGCTCTGCCTGCATTTCTTCCCTGGCATGACCGTGGAGTTCGTCACCGACGGACCCAACGGCACCGGCATGCCGAACGACTGGTGGGAAGCTGCCAAGGCCTTCATCGACGCGAAGCTCGAAGGAGGCGGCGGTGGCGCGTGAACTGAGCATCTTCGTCGAGGGCAACTCCGCCAGCGGACGGAAGGCTCTCGACGAAACCGCGAACAGCGTTGACAAGCTCCGCCGGGAAACGAGCCGCCTGGAACACGAGTTTGCGCAGGCGAAGCGGGAGGCGGCGAGCCTCGACCGGCAGCTGCTTGAGACGGCGGCCGCCACCAAGGCGCTCAACGCCGAATTCGCGAAGACCGGCGACAAGGCTGTCCTTGCGCAGCTCCGCGCGCAGAAATCTGAACTCTCGCAGATCGCGCAGGTCCGCAAGGACTACACCACCTCCCTCAAAGACGGCAAGCTCGCACAAATCGCCAACCATGAAGCGGCGATCGCTGCACTAAAGAGCGAATACCTGCTCTTTGCGCCGTCCAGGGTCAAGGCCGATATCAAAGAGCGTCAAAGCTCGATCAAGTCGCTGCAACGTGATCTCCAGGATCTCGGCGTTGTCGCCGAGAAAGCCGGCCTGCGCCTCGGGGACGCCTTTTCCGGTGGCCTCATGGGGCTGCTCAAGAGCCCCGGCGGGATCGCTGCCGCCGCCGCAGTGGCCATTCCCGCGATTGTTGGCATCGGTGCCACCATCGGCGGCGCGATCGGCGCTGGAGTCGGCGCCGGCGCGGCCGGCCTGACCGTCGCCGGCGCTGCGGCGCAGTCCAAAGCCGTCCACGCGGCATGGTCCCGCGAACTTGACGACATCAAGCGCGAGTTTCTCGACGCAACCTCGCCCGGGGTCGAGCCGACGATCGCCGCGATCCACCGGATCGGCGCGGCCGTCAAAGGCCTGAACATGGATCAGATCTTCGGCGACGCGTCGAAGTTCATCGAGCCGCTTACGAAGGGCCTCGCCGAGGGTCTCACCGCAACCGGCAAGGGCATCGAGTACTTGGTGCACCGGGCCGGTCCGTTCGTCGACGCCCTGTCCTCCGGCGCTGCCGAGATCGGCCACGGCTTTGAATTTGCCTTCAAGGAAATCGCGGATGGGAGCCAAGGTGGCTCCGCAGCGCTCCGCGACTTCCTCCATGGGATCACGATCGTGATCGAGGGCACTGGCCGGTTCATCCATTGGATGGAGAGCGCGTACAACGCCACCGACCGGCTAGCTGGGAAGCTACGGACGTTGCCGCAGGTCGACCTGATGGCCAAATTCTTCGGCGACCGAGGGCCGACGGTCATCGCGCGAACGCTCGACAACATCACCCTTGCGGCGGACGGTACCGCCAAGGGTGTCGCGAAGACCGCCGAAGACTTCGCGAGACTGTCGGCGATCCTGTCCGCCACGGCCAATAACGCCGACACGCTCGCGGGCGCCATGACAGATAAGGTCCTCGGTTCCATGTTGGACAGCGATCACGCCACGCTGTCGTGGAACGAGAGCCTGACCCACCTAAGGGACGCGTTCAAGGAGAACAAGAAGAGTCTCGACATCCACACTGCGGCGGGCCAGGCCGACCGCGAGGCGGTCCTTGCCGCAGTCGAGGCGAACAAGCGCATCTACGACGTCATGATCGCCTCCGGTTCGTCGGCCGAAGAGGCCGCGATCGCCTACGGGCACAACACGGATGCACTCGCGGAACAGCTGCGTCAGGCGGGCCTCACGCAGCAGCAGATCGAAGGGCTGATCGGCAAGTACAGGGACGTGCCGTCCGAGGTGAACACCAACATCGCGATGGAAGGGCTCACCAAGGCGATCAACGACCTCGCCGACCTCATCGCGAAGATCAACCACGTCGACAACAAGAACTTTCACAGCACGTACACGATGATCTACAAGACGCAGGGTCATCCGCCGATCGGCGAGCAGGGCACGATTCCGCGCGTAGGCGGCTACGCCTCCGGTACGCCCAGCGCGCCACCCGGTTGGGCCTGGACCGGCGAGAACGGCCCGGAGCTGATGCGGCTGCGAGGCGGAGAGAAGATCCTTAACCCCGCTCAGTCGAAAGCCTTGATGTCCGCCTACGCCCCTTCGACGTCCGCGGCGCGGCTGGCCTCCAAGGTTGCCGCCAGTAGCGCAGTCGCCGGCGTCAACGTCAGCGTGTCCATGTCCGGCGGCCAGAGTGACTTCGACGGCTTCATGAAGGCATGGTTCCTCAAGCAGATCCAGACCGGCCAGATCGCCATCAAGGCCTCGGCCGTTATCGGCTAGGCAACGCCCACTCTGTCAGACCGTCATCGATGGTGCTGTGCTCAACGGTTATTGGCCGCTT